CAGGCCAGCAGCAGCGCACCCCAGGCCGGGGCTGTGGCCGCCGTGCCAGAGCCGGCCAGCAGCACGCTGAACGAGCACTTGACCGAGGCTGTGCCCACCAGTTGCACACCACCGCCGAAGTAGCTGGTGATGGGGTTGGTGTCGATGTTGGCGGCATCCAGCGGCGTGATGTCGAGGTCCATCACCTGGATGGCGTTGGCGGCACCCGTGGGGACGGAATCGGTGCCGGAAGTGACCTCGACTTTAACGAGGACGACGGTTTTCTTTGCAATGCGTGCCATGGTGTTTACTCTTTCAGGTCAAGGGGTTGGGTGGGCGCGGGCGCGGCGGGTACAGGTGCGGGGGTTTCCAGGACTTCGACCCAGCAAGCCAGGGCGGCGTCCCAGCGCCAGCGGCCACCGCCAGGGATGGGGGTGTTCTCAGGCGTCGCGGTGGGGGTTTTGTCAGTGGCCATGGGGGTTACTCGGTTAAGTTGCTCAAGGTGGTGCGGTGTTGCGCGGTGAGGCGCATCACGGCGCACACCACCGGGGTTTCGGCGTCGTCGTATTGCCAATCGATCTGCGGGTTGATGCTGATCACCGCATCAAGCGCGGTAAAGTCCAACGCGGCCATGCGCGCCCAGGCGTCAGCCAGCAGCGCATCCACCGCGACGGCGGGGTCGGTGCCAGTGGCCGCACGGGCGTAACACTCCACCGCGTAGGCAGTGGACCAGTCGACCGAGCCCAACACCATTTCAGTGCCCTGCGCCTGGTCAAGCCGCACCACGATGGCGCTGGCCTGGTTGGCGGCAATGGGGCGCAGCCGGTTGGCGTAAATGCGCCCGCCGGCCAGTGCCGTGGGTGCAGACAGCGCGGCAATCAGCGCGGCGTGAATGTCAAAAAATGCGGTGTTCATGTCAGCTCCAACACCAGGCGGCTCATACCGGTGCCGTCTGGCTCGTGCGCCACCACTTTGTATTGCACATCGTTCAGAGTGACCAGCAGATCCAGCGGGTCAAACGGCTCGGAAAAGTACAAAAACCAGTCGATGACGATGGGCGGGATGGTGCTGGTGGCCACCAGCCACACGGGCTGGCTGCCGGCCATGCCGGACAGACCAACCAGGGCGGTGGCGTAGCCGTTGTCGAAGATGCCTGTGACTTCACGGCCGGCCAGGGTTGCCGTGACGTTTGACAGTCGACTGAAAACCGCCGTGTTCAGGCGGGTTTCAAGTGCTGCAAACGTGGCTGTCATGGCGCGGGCTGGTCAGGGCTTGGCTTGACTTAGTTCAGCGTGCCGGGTGTGCCGGTAAAGCACACGGCCAAGCTGGTGGGGCCTGCGCCTGCGGCCTCAAAGGCGAAGCAGGCGGCACCCGTGATGTCGCCAGCGGCGGGCACGGCGGCGTTGTCGTCAAAGGCAGCGGCAGAGGCATCCCATGTCAGGGTTTGACCTTGCGCAATGACTGCGCCGGCCACCTTGGGCACGGTAAACACACCTTTTAATGCGACTTCACCCACCGCACCGTTGGCAATGTCGCCGGCTGCTACGCCCAGCATGTTGCCCAGGGCGATGACTTGGCCGGACGTGTAGGTAGCGCCGGCGGTGATGGTGATGACTTCACCTTTTTGCTGATAGTTGATCATGCCGGCAGCGCCCACCATGGACAGGCTTGCAGCCATTTCTGGCGACATGAGCGCGGCAATGTCGTAGCCTGCAGCTTGAGCGCTTACTGCAATCACGGCAAGGGCAGTTACTGCCAGCAAGCCAAAGAATTTCGAGGTTTTCATTTCAAGTTTCCTTTTTAAAGTGAGAGTTTTTGGTGGGCCACCAAGATTGGTGGCCCTATGGCGTTTTAGGCGCCGTTGGCTTTGTGCAAGCCACGGAAGTCGATGGCCTTGGCAGCGAAGTCTTCACGGCACTTGTAGCTGATGCCGTCCACCTCAAAGCCCACTTCACTTTCGATCATTGGGCCTTCGGCGCCGTCGAGGTAGCAGTACTCAACCGTGTCGATCTGGCCTGCATTGGCGGCAAAGTACCAGGCGGTGGCGCTGGATGCATCCAGCAGTGGCTCCACAATCGGCTCCACGCTGGTGCGGCCACCGGTGCGGAACTCGTTGATGTTGGCTTGCGTGGCGGGCACGTAGTTGCTACTGGTGAGCTGGTAGGCCGTGGCCTCCAGTGCGGCGGGCACGATCAGGTAGCTTGGGGCAATGTTGAGTTGCTCACCTTGCAAGCCGGTTTGCTTGCGCATGGCCAGGCGGGCGGCCGTGAGGCCAGCAAGCGCCAGGGCGGAACCGCCGCCTGTGCTCAGATTCGCATGGTCTGCGTGGAACAAGGCAACACCATCAGCCAGTGCCGCGTTGGCAGTGAGTTGGCTGTACACCAAGCGGTTTTCCAGCCGGCGCGAGCTGTTGCCAAAGGCGCTGACCAGGCGGTCGAAAGCGCGCAAGTCGTCGTTGATGATGGCTTGGCGTGTCAAGCTGACGATGCGGCCGTAAGTGATGACGGCATAGCTTTCGGCGCCGTCGGTCATGGTGCCGTATTTGAATTCGCCGTGCTCGTTGGTTTGCAGCAGTTCAGGTGCGCCGCTGATGCTGGCCACGTTGATGTTTTTGAAGTCCGGCGCGTTGGGTGCGCGGCGTGCCCACAGGTCATAGGTGGCGGCGTTTTCATCATACGCGGCGCGCAGGCGCTTGTTGGCCACGTTGGCAAACAAGCTGCTGAAGTCGCTGGTGCCCATGCTGCCGCCCGTGCGGTGGTGCAGCATGCGGGTGGCCAAGGCCAGGCGGTCCATGCCACGGGTGTTGACGCCCGAGGCTTCCAAGAAGTCGCGGCCCAGTTCCAGCAGGCTCATGCCCCGGTATTGTTTGCCGTTGTCGTCCAGCTTGGTTTTGGCCGACACGCGGTGCATGATGGCTTGCTCGACACCAGCCATGCGGGTCGTCATTTCATCCGTCACGGTCTCAATGCGCACATTGCGCTGACCGCCCGACTTTTCGTCACGCGCGGCCAGCTCGTTGAGCACGGCGGCGCGGGCCTGGTCGGTGGTCTTGCCGTCGCGGATCAGGCCGGCAGCCAGCGCCGGGGTGCCGTGACGCTGGCACAGTTCGGTGATGTCTGCGGCGCGCTGGTTAGCAGCGGTCAGGGCAGCGGCTTGCGCCTCTGCGGCGGCGCGGCTGGCCGCGTCTTGTTCAGGGGTTGCTGTGGTGGTGTTACCGCCAGCGGCTGTGGTTCCAGACATGGAAGTTTCCTTTCGGGTGGTTGAAGTAGCGGCGGAAATGCCCACCGTGGGCGTTACAGGGTCGGCAGCGGGGGTGGTGCCAGCGCTGCGGGTTTCGATGAATTCGCACGCAAAGGTGCGCAGGTTGGTGATTTCTGGCAGCGGTGCACCGTCTTCGGTGGCCGGGCCTGCGCTGCGGATTTGGCTGTCCATGTCGGCAGGGATGGGCACCAAGGACACTTCCATGGGCTCCCAGTCGATCACGCGGTACACCCAGAGGGCGCCATCCACAGCCGGGGCAATCATTTCCATCTTGTGGCGGGCGTAGCCCACCGACACGTTGCGGATGATCTTGTCGGCCACGTCTTGCACGTAACCAGCCACGTCATCACGGCGGCTGAAGGTGGCGGTGCAAGTGCCCAGGCCGTTGGCAATGATGGGGTTGGTCACCACGCCCAGCACCTGATTCAGGTCATAACTGCCGTGGGTGTTGAGCAGTGGGGCGCCACGCTGCAGGCGCTCAAGGCGAATGGCGCCGGGCTCCACGGCCAACTCTTCAAGGTAGTAGCGGTCGCGCTGCCAGTCGTAGCGCTGCACTTGCGCACCGGAGGTGAACACAATTTCAGCGGTGGCCAATGGGGTATTTTCGCCTTCAGCCTGGGCGCGGGTGAGGTTGCGCACTTCCATGGCGCGCCCGGCAAGGGGCAGCATGGCGGCGGCGGGCTGGGTGGGGGTTTGTGCTTGGGGCATGCGGCGCAGTTTGGCCGCATGTCTATTTCAAAGTAAGAAAAATTGAAACGATTTTTTAGATGAAGATGGATGCAGGTTAGGCACAGATGCGGTCAGCCTGCTTTTTTCGGCGTGATGTTGGTCGCCTCGGCTTGCGCCATACCCAGGGTGCGGCCCGATTGCAGCAGCATGATCATGTCGAGCGTGCCGTCGGCTTTCAGTCGTTCCATGTCGCTTTTCATTTCCTTGAACACCATGTCGGGCTTGTAGCCGCGTTGGCGCAGTTTTTCGCTAAAACTGCTCAGGCCACCGCCAATTTCGTCCAGGTCGGCGGCCACGTCTTGCACCGGGTTGACGTAAGACCACTTCGGGGTGGACCAGTCGCAGGCGTAGTCGGCACGCGGTATCTTGCCGGCCAGTTCAGCGGCGTCAATGAACGCGGCCCACAGCGGGTTGCAGAGCCGGGGGATGATGACCAGCCATTGCAGTTGCTCGGCATTGCGCCGAAATTCCAACAGGGCCACGCGGGCACTGCTGAAGTTGACCTCGCGCACGTCGCCGGTCAACATTTCGTAGGTGATGCCAATGCCGGCGGCGATGATGTGCAACTGCTGCTTGACGTATTCCACGTAACCTGGCGCGGCTTTGGGCTCGACCACGGTCATGTTCAGGCCGCTTGGCACTTGAACGATGTTGCCGCCACCCAGGCTGCCCAGGTTGCCGTCTTTACGGATCTGGTCTTCGGTTCGGGTGTCATCAGGCCCAAAGTTGCCCATGCTGGCTGGGTCGCCGCTGGCCAGCACGCTCAGACGGGTTTCCAAATTTTTGCGCGCCAGTTCAGCATCTTCATACACCGTAAGGTCACGCACACGCGCAATCACCGGGGCCAGGCGACTGATGCCCCTGCCCTGCCCTGGCCGCTCCGGGTTGTACAGGTGGATGATGCTGGCCGCGGGCACGGCATGGCTGCTGCTGCGGGCGGTGCGCAGGCTGT